TGCAACACCACCAACGCTATCCGCACAGTCTAATTGATTGCCACTAATAATTGTACACGTTGCCATATTATATAAGTTATTAAGGGGAGGGTTTTAACGCCTCCCCGATTAATTATGCTCTTTTGTAAGTTACGATGTTTGCACCGAATTGAACAGCTGTTCCTGCTTTCCACTCAATAGATAATTTGAATTTTCTATCGTCTTGTGAATACCACATTTCAAAGTTCTCATCATCATTTTCCAAATCAGTTACAAACACTAAGTTTGACCAATAAGTTAAAACGATACGATCTTGAGATGTTGAAGGTAAAGAAGCAATGTTGTTCAATCCGTCTACACCAATTACTTTGATGTTGAAGTAAGGAAACAATAACTCCCAATTTCCTAATCCTTGCGATACTGCTACATGATACAAGTTAGCGTTACCTAAAGCGATAACTAACAATCTGAATGTGTCTTTACCCATTATAAAAACTAAATCTTGAGATAAGATGTTAGCAGGTGCAGATGTGTACATTGATTGCAAAATTGCAATGATGTTAGACGCTGTGATAGAACCAGAAGAAACAACAACTGGAGATGCAGCATCAATAGCTTTCAACCATCCATCAAATTGTTTTATGTTTGTGTTTCCTGTGTATAGCGTGTTACCTTGCCATACAGCTACTTCCATTTGCGATTTAACTTTTGTTTCGATCTCACCTGTGATGAATTGCTCTAAAGGCATTGCGTCTTGTTTTACTCCTGGACGTAAATATTTTTGAGTGTATTTATCTTCTAAAATTTTAGGACAATACTCATTTTCTGTTTTCAAATCAGCAACCGTTAAAGTTGATTGAGTGAAAACTGTATCCCCTGATGCGTTAAAAGAACATTCGCCACCAGCTTGGAAAGGTGCTGACACCTCTGCGAAGTTGATAGTTTGTTTGTGCTTAACACCTGTAATAACTGTGATAGGGTAAGTTAATGATTGTGCGCCTGTTACAACATTGGTAATAAGCTCCGATTTGTTTTGCTCGATATATTCGGGCAAACTCGATACTGTATAGCTTGACATAGTATTATAAATTAATTAGTTAATATTTATTTCTTTTTTATTGCTGTTAATTTTTTGAAAGCCTCTTTAACATTTTTCAACTCTTCATTTCTATTGAATGATTGAACTCGTTCAGTTGGCTGTGTTGCTGGCTCTGCTGCAATCTCATTGATTACAGAAAACATTTCTTTGTTAAGTTCTTTTAATGCTTTGTTCTCTTCAATAAGAGGTTTAAACATAGATGATAAATCAACTTTGATAGTTTCGATTCCTTCAATATCTACAGAAAAAACATGCTCTTCAACTTGAGATTTGATGACTCTTTTAGGTCCTGATTGTTCCATTGATGCTGCGTTTGGAGTTGCTGGTACTGTTGCTGGCTCGTTTGCTACTTCGTCCTCTGGTTTCTCTTCGGCTGGTGTATATTCAGCTACTAGACCACCAGAACAAACTAAGATTGATCCGTCCTCTAATTTATAATCACCGTCTGGCATTGGTAAAACACCTTCAGGAGTTACAACGTTAATCGGTTGTCCCTGTGCTGGCACGTCACCTTCGTATTGAATGATAGTCACACCATCTTCTAACTTAGCGTCTGTGAATTTCGCTGCAATCTCTACTACTGGCTCAACTGCAAACTTTGAAAATAATGCTTCCATTTTATCGTAAGTAGACTGTATAACCTCTGATTTGAATTTCATTTTTATAGATATTATTTATATTAAATGTTATTTATTTGTAATTTGTGCAATTTCGTTTATCAAATTAGCGAACTGGTATTCGAATGATTGTTCAATAGGTATTAGATCAAACATGCCTTCAACGCTCACACCTTTGAATTGTCCAGTCTTAACAACTTCCTGCCATACCTTTTCATCTGTAAATTTGTAAGAGATGAACCATGTTTGGTCTGGTAAATGCTTAAACATCTCTGGAGCGTGTATACCCATTGACTTGTCAGACACCCAGCTATTTTTCATAAATATTCCATCTAATACTTTATTAGAATCATGCATCTTATTTACGTTATTCAAGTATAGATTTTGCATAAACTTCTCTTGTATCTTATTGATCTCCTCTGGTGGGAAAAAAACCTGAAACTCTCCTAGTGCATCCGTTCTGCGATATATTAGTTTATTGGGAATCATAGCAGGTGCGACAATAATTTTTCTCTCATTGTCAGTGCTAAACTTAAACTCTAAAGGTTCTTGTTTGTCAAATGCAAACCAGTCCTCCTCAATTGCAGGGGCATCGACAACCGCAATGAAATCAACTCCACTGCCTTCTTTTTCTAAGTCTATAAACATTTTATAAACTGGTAATTTTTTATTCTTTTCCATCTTATGCTAGTTTAGATTTTTCTTCTATGCCACTTATTCTCGTTTGTGTTTTTGTAATGTCCGTTTCTGTTACTATTGCCTTTACAACTGGTTGTTCTACCATTGAAGGCTTTTTAATTGTGCCGTCTGCGTTTAGTTGTGTGCTACTTGAAGTAGGGGGAGCAATTGCAACACCACCACTTGCAGCACCTAAAGAACCTCCACCACCTTCACCACCACCATCATCACCTGCAAATTTTGTAGATGCGATCTTAGCAATGTTAACCGCTGCCATTACACCACTTGCAGCTGCTAGGACAATGTTTAAAGGATAAGGATTATTTAAAGCCTTTTGTACTGCTTGTATCCCATCTATTGTAGCAGTTGCAATACCTAAAGCCTTACCTAGTTTGAATTGTTTTTTACGTATTTCGTTTTGTTTCTTAGCGTTTCCTTGAGCCTGATTTAATTGATGTGCAAAAACCAAGTCTCCAATTCCTGCAAGACTAGTAGCTAATGATTGCGCCCCATCTATTGCCTGTTGCCTTTCTTCTTCACTTAACTTTTGTTTAAACTCAACTTTAATTTCTTCATGCTCTTGGTGCATTGCCCTTTCTTCTTCTTGCTGCTCATCCAATAATTCTAAGTTGTCTTCTCCTCTTTTTTTATCTCTCTCTAACTTCTCAAAATATTCCCTTTCTCTCGCGTCCTCAGCCGATTGTCTAAGGATTAAATCTATCTCAGCTAAATGTTTTTGATGCTCTGCTAAATCTTTTAATTGTTGATCGTATGCCTTTTTATTATCATCTGTAATTTGTTTGTTCTTACCAATATTGATTAAAACAATTTCTTCCTTAGCCTCACCAGCTAATTTTATAATCTCAGCTATTCTCTTTTTCTCCTCCTCAGTTATCGACCCCCGTTGCATTGCAGCGGTTCTCATTGCTTCAACTTCTAATTGTAAAGTCTTTAATATTGCTTGTTGTTTTTGTATCTCTACTTCCTCAGTAGCTTTACCAGCTGCTTTTAATCGGTTTATCTCTCTATCGAAATTGCTTTGTTGAATTGCTCCGACTTCTTGAGCGTTCTTTATTTGCGTTGCTGCTAGGTCGTCCGATGCGTTTGAAGTGATACCCATCCAGTCCGTTAAGTCTTTGAACATCTGGACTACACCGTCAATTGCTTTACCCATTAAGTCAAAGTAAAAACCTACAATTGCAATCTTATCCTTTAATTCAAATAGTGCAGTGCCGATACCAATTAGAATTGGGACGAGCAAATAGAAAGGATTTTGTTTAATGATATTTCCCAATACCTTAAATGCGTCACCCATTCCCATAACACCCTTTATCCCATCTGCAAAAGCACTAGCAGCCTGAACCTTTAAAAGTGTCTTTTGTAACTCTTCACCCTCTGCACCAAATAAAGCAGCTGCACCCTGAGCCGCCTGAAAGCCCGATGCAAGACCTCCAATAACATTTCCGAAAGCCTGAACTTTACCCTCTGGATTAAATGCTTTTATCTCAGTGTTTAAGTCGCCTATCTGGTCTTTAATCCCTCCTAACTTCTCAAGAGTTTTAACATACGCTTTAGAGGACGTGTCTAATCCTTCTAAGGTCTTTTGTGTTTCCTTAAACTCATTCTTTAAAGCAGATAGAGACTTACCACCAGCCCCAGTTTCTATGTTTATCTTTATAGTAGATGTTTGATCTGCCATTATAATTCTGTGTATTTATATGTTAAATAAATAGTCATTGTGTAATCACCGCCTACTGGGTTGCTAGTTTCAGCAAACAAATACAAAGCACCATTAACTAAATACTGACTATTGGTATTTGTTTCTTTTACTCCACTATGTAATAAGTAAGCAGGTACAGCAAAGGGGAACAATAGTATATTATCGAACGTTATCATCCTGCTTACACCAGTTCCCTTTATTACTATGTCATTTGCAAAAGCGTAACCCGTTGTAACTGTATTAACCTTTGCCTGTGCCGATATTACGTCTGTAAAGAATCCCGTTGGTGGTGCTGGTAATAATTGAAAAGGAACAGTAAACAATTGCAATATGTCAGCACTTGACACATCTACTTTTATCTCATAGATGTTTGCTAGTACTTCACCACTTTGCGCTCCTCTCTCTTCCGCACCACCTCTATAAGTTTTATCACTTTCGGTTACTGTTAAGCCATAAGTATTGTGAAGCGTTACGTTTGTTAATCCTGGATTAATCGTATTGCCACTACTTGAAATCATAGTAATATTCTCACAACCAGAACCTATAATATTTCCACTACTTCCAATTAATGCAACGTTCTTAGAGTCGCCCACTATATTGCCGTCTCCTAATATTATAGCCTCCTTTAAATTAGCGTCAATAATATTATTAGACCCAGCCATTACAAATGGTGAACTGCTCTTTGGTGTTATGTTATTTTTACTTCTCATTCGCCTCGTGTTGGATAACCATCTTCGTAATTCAAATTGTACCCACCGTTTAAACTTGTTTGAGAAGCTGAAAAAGGTGCTTGTACTTTTATCTTTATAAATTCGCATTTGGTTACATCGTGTTTTACAGGATCGTAATCGTATATCTTATTTAATCTGAAATACTGATTATCAAAAAAGAACTGGTTTCTAAAATCTAACTTACCTATGTCGGTCTTAGTTAAGTAAAACCATGCTGTTACTATCCTACTATCTATATCTATTATTTCCTCTACATAAGACCTATGGTAAGCGTTATATAGATTGTTGGTCGTGTATATCACAAGATCATAATAAACTTCTTGGGGGACTCCAAAACATAGGTCTAGTGTTGGATTAGCAACATCATCTAAATGTCCAGCGTATAAGTATTGGGTTAATAAATGTGATCCACTAAAACGACCTGTATAGTCATAAGTACTCGAAGTTGTTTTAATACCACCTCTATAAAGGATTCGCATTTTAAATGCTTTTGCCTTTACATTTATAGACTCCTCAGTCCAGATTCTAGGTATAACCCTGTCATTCGTTAAGTCGCCCACTAAAGGAGTAGCAGCAAATATCACTTGGTTAGTGCTAGTCTTTTGCAAGAACTCGTTTTCTGTTACTACTCTTCTACGTCCGTAAACTTCTTGGTAGTCATTCTTATACTTAGTATTATAGTAATCGGAGTCCTCAGTATAAGTATAGATCAATTCTTTAAAGTCTAATGCACCCATCGGGTTATACTCTACGTCTCGAGATAAGTCTAATTTGTAAGACCAATCTATATTCGTACCACTAGAATAGAAAACATCTCTCGGTTCAATGATTAACTTTCTATCATCATTCTTATCTATGTCTACATACAGATTAAACAACTTAATGATATTTAAAAAGAAGTCCTTTTGTTTTATCTTAATTGGTATAGCGTTATTCAATGGAACTGTTTCGCCTTCGATTAATCCAGAGTTAACCACGGCGTTTTTAAATGTGCCAGTTAATACAGTAACTGTGCCTATTGACCCTCCACTAGATGTTACAGAGTGAACAAACTTAACTTTGTCCCCTGCGTTTAATTGAACATTTGATACGCTAGTATTAATATTTGGATCAGATTGCAATCCAAATCCATTCCCCCCTATTCCAGCATAAGCCCCCCCAGAAGGCTTTCTTAAGAAACCAAAGTAATTAGTCCCTGAGACCGTAGACGAACCCGTTGCAGTTACATTTAAGTTATAATAACCCGTATTTAAAACAGTCCATTCGCCTGTTACTGGATCGTATTGAAAACTAGGGTCTATCGTTTCAGTATCAAAGATTATATCAAACAAGGTATTCGATGCACCTGATTGTGTTGCTCCAATATCAGCACTAAATAAACGTGGACTTATTTGAGCATCACTATAAATTAAACGCCCTCCAGTTGCAGGAATAATAAGATTCTCAAAGAATGTACTATCAATAAAATTACTCTCGTATCTATATCCTATTTGTTCAAGTATCTTTATGATATAAGCCTTTACAAATATCGCAGGTAGTAAATGCTCAACATCTACCTTACTTAAATCAGGATCAAAACCGTAATCAATATAAGGATAGCAATATAAGTTCTGCCAGGTATTATTCCAGCTTGCTACTTGAGTTGCATAGTTGTATAAGTGGTCGCCTGAGCTAAAGTCTAAGTCAGTTAACTCTAAATTACCCATGTCATTAAATGGGTTGCCTACGTTACCAAGTATAACAACTTCGTACTCTATCTTTTTATCTACTCTTATAATGTTGGTTAATTGTAAATAACCGTTCATTACCTGTTCATCATCTATTAAGAGTATGCAAGGTATTTTTCTATTTGGGTTGTAAGAACTTGCAGATACATTTATATCAAAGATGTTCCCAAACATAACATTGTTGTTTGCAGTGCCTGGTATTTTAATAGTCTTTGAATAAGAACTATTTCTTTTCTCAGGCTCTCGTATATCTGCTATGCTGAAATTTAAAGGCGTTGATATATCATCATACATATCAATTGTGCCACTACTAGGGATTATTATAGACGTTCTACTCATAACCTTTGTCTATATCTATCGTAACTAATAGTATACTCTAAAGTCAAATTAAACAGCTTTTGATTTACTGTTTTCTTTTGCTCAAATGATGCGTTTGTTATATTGATAGGTTGTAAATATGTTCCATTGTCTACATAAACATCGGGCGAAGTAACTAATTCCTCTAACCAGTTATAAACATCTTCGCTTAACCAATCACTATTGATTGTAACCCTGTCAACTATCTTAGTATAGAATTGTGATCTTGATCTATCGCTAGGTGAAAATGCATAGCTATTAGCGTTCGTATATGATCCTAGATTCTTTTTGTATGTAGTCCTTTCTATATCGGACGCTTGTTTACTTACTAAAGTGAAATTAAAAAAGTCGTAACCTCCTAATTTGTTTAAGAATTGAATCCTTGTCTTTTCATATCGAGAACAGTTTGAAACAATGGTATACCAAAACGAAGTAGTTACGGGAACCTGATTAGCTGGATGATCTAATACCGTTACGCAATACTTGGCTACCGATGCCGTAATAATAGGTATTGATCCTGTTATTGACCCTGACTGTATAAGGTTTATATTTCTAGGACCCGACGGAATCCTGCAACCCTTTGCACCAAATGAACCACCGACAACTGCGTTCTGTATTAACGTTCCGCTCGAATCGTATGTACTTATTCTAGCCATGCCATTATTGCCAGCGTTAACAATCCTCAACCAGTACAACCATGCGTTATCATCTATCATAATGTCTCCGCTTGTTGCCTTGTTTGTTAAGAACTGACAAGGGTCTGCTACTGATGCCGTATAGTCTCCACTTGAATAAGTGCAATATTCTGGATAGTCAAATACTGACCCCCATGTATAAGCAGATGTATCAGTAACTAGGTCTGGATATATTGTACCTGAGCTTCCATACTGTTCCCCAAACTTACATTGATAGCTTAATCCAAAGTCTACGAGAGCAGATACATCATTGTCCTCAACATTCTTATCAGGGAATTGTGTTATTAATCCCTCTAATACTGGTGCAATGTTTACAAACCCTGTTAAGTGGGTAGGGTGAGGAGGTACAAGTAATCGATTTACTAAAGTAGCACCTTCATAAATATCTACAACGAACTTAAAGTTTGTTTGGGAAACATTGGTAGACGACAAAATATAAACCATGTCATTATAAACAGGGCTTAGTGTTTGAGGTCTTTGTTGTATCGTAATCATTCAGGTGTCTTTAATATTATTGTTATCTCTCTGCTTAATGCTGCCGATAAATCTTTGGTCAAGTCTGCAAATATTCCCCCGTCCATTGCTTCGCTTAAAAAGTGAGTTGGTTTAATCCCTCTTCTTTTTATATTCTTGCCAAATGCATATCCAGCACTCCTTAATGCATTAGCCTTGTTTTTTTTAACTATTCCCTTTCTCTCTTTTTTGGGAGCAGCCATTGATTTTTTATGTGCCTTAATATTCATAGCTGGAACAATCCCATTCTCTGCCATAAATTCAGCCATTGCCTTTTCAGGTATTGGTTTGCCGTCCTTCTTAAACTTATAAGGACTGCCAACACTTTTCTCCCATCCATCAACACCCTTATCCACGAACCTCCAATAGTCTAATAGGTTAATCTCTATTTGAAAACTGGTTGCAAATGCTTTAACATTTACTTTTATACTTTGCGATAACTGACCACCCTTAACTCTATCATTCTTTTCCAAAGACTCAACTAAAGCGTTTATTATCTTTTGTTGGTACGACACTAGAATATCTAAAGGGCTATCTGCCATGCTTATACTTTTTATTTAGTATCTCTTGTTGCTCTGCTATGTAACCCTGTTTATCTTTATAATATGCAAGTGTGTTTAAGAACTCAATCACATTCATATCTAAAAAGAAATCCCACTTTGTCCTATCGTTATTACTCAAACTATCTAAGGTGTAATACCACCCCCAATGGCTGACAAAGCCTGGTCGATTACTTCGCTCATCTGTTTCCTCGCTTTCTTCATCTCTAATTCCAAATAGACGCTTATACCCTTTGTTAATCTCTGATAATTGGTTAAAAAAAAACCACTAAGTGCAAACACATTCGGCATAGTCAAGTGATCTAATAAGTATTCACCCCGCTCTTTTGCTGTTGTCTTTTTCTTTATCCCTAGCCAGTTCATCTCTTCACACATCACAGCTAAGATCATGTGTAGATTATCGTTAATCTTTTTACCATCCTTTACTAATTCAGTCAAATCGATATACTGACCAGCCGTTAAAGATGATCGCATATCAATACAGAATCGAAACCGTCTAGTTCCGACCCTTACTTTTGATTTAACCTTAATGTCTTTGGGTTTTTCTTTGATGAACTCAATAGAGAATATCTCTTTTTTTAATTGAGAGATAGGCAACGCTTCATAATAGGATATGAACTTACCAGTCAATGCAGATAAAAGACCAATCGACCTATCCAATTCACTCGGATAAGTTTCATTCGTTTCTCTACAAAGATTTTGGTATTGCCTTATTGTTACATCATTCCAGTTCATACTATTATATGTATGAAAAGGACTCTTTGTGCAATTATACTATGTGGTAAATTCCTGAGTTATTGTTGCTTAATTTATTTAAAGCAACGTATCGGAGGGCATCTATTAAGTGGTTATTGTAATCTACTGGCTCGTTTATTCCATTGCCTGACTTGTCTAGTTTCCATTTGTAGGTTCTTAGTTCTTTGATAAGGTTTGTGCTATTTGAAGTGATGTTTAACTTATACCGTTTTAAAATGTCTATTGAGTTCTTTATGCTATCCTTACCTTTTTCAGCACCCTCAACTCTTATTTGAAGGTTTGACAGCTCTGCTATACTTTTAGGCTCTGCACTATCGAATATCGTTTCTTCTCTATCCTTACCTAATTCTTTTAGCCTTTGCGCAATGTCTGGATTAGTCATTCCCCTTTTATATTCTATCTCATTAATCCACAATTCACCATCTTGTTTATAGACTTCTAATATAGCGCATGGATCATTAGTGAAACCAAAGTCGCCCCCGTTCGCTATGAAGGTTGCATCGTTTGGGATTGCGTCAATTACTTTATAATCTGGGAATATTAAACCGAATATCTTACCATACTCACCTAGTCCGTATATTTTCCAAAACTCAGGGTCTGTTTTTTCTAGGTATTCAATTTCCTTTACTAAGGATTCAGGAAGGAAGGTGTTGTCTTTATAAGTTGATACTATGACCTCAACATCATTCATATCGTTTAATCGCTTCTTTTCTAATTCAGTATTAATCCACACGTTCTCGTCATCTGGATTGAAGTCGATAAAGATGTCATCTTCTGTCCGTATGAGCAACTGAAAGAATTGTGTTTTAAATTCGAGTTCGTTTGCTTCATTGCAATACAGTATGTTTCGTTTAGCTCCACGAAGTTTCTTCTCGTCATCTGCTCCGAAGAACTCCACCATTCTATCGCCATAAGAGTAGGTACGCTTTGTTTTATTATGCTTAACTGCACCGTATAAGTCTTGTTTTTCGAGTTCCTCTTCAAAATCTCTGATAACCGTTGCATCCAACGTAGTAGAATACTTCCTAACCGTACTCCAAACTCCTTTAGAAATGTTCTTAGTCCTAGATACTTGCCCTGTAAACAACCACAATACAGATAATTGAGCGATACTTCGTGTCTTGCTTGATCGAGTGCCGCCTCGATTGATTTTAATCTTTTTATCGGATGCATAGTTACGTGTGAATACGGGGGTTGTGTCGAGCTGCATTAAATTGGTTTAGTTGGTAGCTCCATCCAGTGAGTTACAGTTTCGTCTTCCTCATACCCCCATAAATCACTCCACATTTGCAAATCATAGAATGCAGGTTTTTTTAAATATGTTAGCGATAAATCATACACCCCTATACTAATACCAATATTAGAAAAGATTAATACCTCTCTATTATTAGCGGGCAGTTTCTCGGTTACATTTATCCAATCCATAAGTGCGAAATATTTAAAAAAATAAATACCCTAGACCAATAGGCATAGGGCTTTCAAAATTATTCATCTCTTTTTTTCTCCTCGATAACTACATTAGTTACTTTCCTATCCTGATGTTCTGTTATTTCGTCCTTCCAATCCTCTTTGCCTATGTTACGTAAGGCAAATTGAGACCCTGCCCATGCGAAACCATAGAGCTGTTTCTCGTAGCAAGAACGAACAAACATCTTGATTCTATCTACCATGTGCGAAAATTCTTCACTTCTTTTAGAATAATCTACCCACGATGATCTGCTAGAGAATCCCATATGGAAAGTAAGCCCGTCCATTGTAGGTTGATATTTACCTGATGATGTTTTAGATTGCTCAAAGAACTCTACAGCTTTATCCCACATCTCTTCTGGTGTATTTATTCTAGATGGTCTTCCTACTTTGTTAAAATCAATGTCGCCTTTTGCCATTGTTAATCTGTTATGTAGTTATAAACTATTTTTACGTTATCTGTATAGTTAACCCATTGTTTTAATACTTTACCATCCATGTAAATAGTAATATTAAGAGAAGGGTTGTATTGGTTTGGTTTAGCTAGAAATTGTAATGAGTCTCCGCATGATAGCCAAAAGTTTGGTAATTCACCTGTCTGTTGAGCTTGGAAACTTGAATCGTGATAAATTACCTGGCTGCTTGGTGTTTCTCCTACTATTTCAAAGTAGTGAAGTTGTTTAGTGTGTCCTGTTGGTATTGGTTGTGGGTTTTCGTTATCTGTTTTATGGCACGAGGTTAAAAACAGGATTAATGTAGGGATGATGATTAATAGCTTTTTCATGTCTTTAGGGTTTAATATTGTACCAATGATAGATTGTGATTCATTTTTTTTTGTCTTTTTAGTTCTGCCTTACTTTTCCACTGTCTAAATTCTGTATTAAACATCCAAGGACAAGTCACACCAACTACAATCCCTTTATGAGTTGTTTTATATGCCGTCCATATCAAATCACCATTTTTATC